AATTATAGAAACCAATGCCATCGAAAAAACCTATCTACAAGAAAGAATATGAACCCGTTGACTGCGTAGACGAGAGCGTGTGGTTCAGCAATGACGCCCCTGTGATGGAGTCGGACTTCACTTTCGTGTTCAATGATAAATTTCCATGCGTGCCGGGACACAGACTTTTCATACCCAAGGAGAACAACGCACACTTCGTGGGCAGGTCATACGGCATGGCATACGACTATGGCAATGAAAAGATCAAGGCAGGCGAGATAGACGGATTCAACATCGGCATGAACATGGGTGTACCGGCCGGACAGACAATCATGTGGCCACACATACACTTCATACCTAGGCACAAAGGTGATTCTAAACCGATAGGTGGAATGAGACACGCCCATCCAGGCGCTGACCACAAGAAATACTACTGATGAGAAAACGTCGAAAAGCATCCATATTTGTTTCACCAGATGGCGGTGAGACGGTGTATGAACAATTACCAAATGGAGACAGGATCTTGGTGGAACAATCACAGCAGGCCAAGGACGAAGAACAGGCATACGAAGAGGCCGAAATGGTAAATGCAGAGGCCATAGCACTGCGGAGAAAGTACCCCACCCTGCAAAAGGCCTGGGACAAATATCGTACCGTATGGCATTTAATCACAGGAAATCAATGATGTGAACAGTTGCTCCAAGTTCATTTTTACCAGCAGTGTGCGTTGCTCTAAAGCAGTTTAAAGGGGTGATTAAATAGCATTATGACCAAGTATGTAAGCATCATAGGAAACGGTGAAAGCCGTAGGGGATTTGATCTCTCACCATTAAAACTGTTCAGCACCGTGATTGGTTGTAACGCAATCTATCGAGATTATGTGACAGAATATCTTTGTTGTGCAGACAAACACATGTGCCAGCAGGCGGTAAATGCAGTTGGTAAGGGAACAACAATTTTTACCAGAGAAAATTGGGCAGATCAGTTCGCACACTGGCCCAACGTGAAACAGTTTCCTGACCTACCCTACTCTGGGGAAAAGAGACAGGATGAACCTTTCCACTGGGGCACAGGTCCATACGCAGGAGTTTTGGGACTGACGTTCCGACCCAAGGCCATATTCATGCTGGGATTCGACCTACATCCGTTGGAGAAGGACCGGATCAACAACATGTACACAGGTTCAGAGGGATACACCTACATCAAGAGACCGGTCGATCCGTCATACTGGATATACCAGTTCCACAAGTTGATGGGATACTCGGATCCGGACACGAGATGGATCGTGGTAAATCATGATCGCTGGGAGATGCCCAAGGAATGGAGCCAACACGGAAACGTGTACCAAGAGACCTACGACGGCATGGCCAAGTTCATCAACCGACAGTTGACAAAAAACAAATAGCATATAAAATTGTTGTATGATCAAACCAATGGTGGATCACCTGATGGTGCAACAGCAACTGAAGGCCCCACACAAGAGATGGAAACACATGGTGGGTGTGATGTGCCTGAACCTGACATACAGAAAACACGTGAAGATCATCTTACCAAAACTTTTTAAAAGATATCCAAATCCCGAAGCATACCTGCGTGGCAGGTTGAAGACGCAACAGGAGATGTTGAAACCTTTGGGCATGTGGGAGGTTAGATCAAAGAGGATAAGAAAGATGACAGAGCAATATCTAACATGGAACAAAAAAGAGGCCAGTGACCTACACGGCATAGGCAAGTACGGTTCTGACAGTTACCAGATATTTTTCTACAATCACATTCCGCCCAATGTACAGGACAAGGAATTGAAGAAATACATTGACAAACTCCTAGGATAGTTTATAATAAGAAATATGTTTGATAAAATAAAAGATGGAGATCTAGTTACTCTTAAATTGATTTCAGGGGAAGAAGTCATAGCAAAATATCTTAGCAGGACCGACACACGATACGTCAGTATCGAGAAGGCACTTGTACTAATGAACGGTCCACAAGGATTGGCATTTGGTACATTTTTCTCCACTGCTAAACAGAATGAACCATTCAACATAGCAATCGATAAACTGATTTCGATAGCACACATCAATGACAAGATCGCTGATGAGTACAACAGGGTGTTCAGCAAGATCGAGGTTCCAAAGAAACCCAGCATTATAACATAATGGCACATTTTGACAAACATTCGACAAGCATCAAGGCACTGGTAGACGTGTCTGAGGCCATGCTGAATGCTATGGAGCAACACGGCATAGATCCAGAGACAGTGTCAAACAGGAACGAGTTCACTGTGATGGTACACTTTCTCAAGAGCATCATAGACGGTGAGTTAAATATACCAAACGAACTGACGGACCGCATCAGAGACACAGCGTTCCAGATAGACATGGATCAGAAGTTAGACAAGAAATTGAACTGATGATCGAGAGGACTCAAGACTTTCACCCCTCTATAAACACTCTGCAAGTCATCAAAACAAGGAGAAACGATGACTTACTACTCAACTAAAACATACGGACACAACATAGGCCTGGCCTGTGTGTTCAGACAACCCAACGCAGATCACTCACACTGCCATCTACTACACGGATACAGCCTTGCATTTAAATTCACATTTGGTTGCAAGGAACTAGACAACAAGAACTGGGCGGTGGACTTTGGTGGACTTAAACCTTTAAAAGCATGGTTAGAAGATCACTTCGATCACAAACTTGCACTGGACAAGGCAGATCCATTTTTAGAAACATTCAAGCACTTAGAAAGTCTTGACTTGGCAGAGATAAGAATCTTCGATGGAGTGGGTGCTGAGATGTTCGCCAAACATGCATTTGAATTCGCTGACAAACTGATCAGGGAAAAGACAGATGACCGATGTTTCGTGGACAGCGTGGAATGTATGGAACACGGAGCCAACAGTGCCATCTACAGAAAAGAATAAATTCCTAACAGACACCATCGAAGTAGGACTTAACAATATCACCTACTATTTCGATGTGTATGATACGCCACTGGGGAACAGATGGATCGAAGCACTTAAAGATAACCTAGAAACACAGAGGATACTTGAAAAAAATTTTTGTTTTCTAGGATGGGCGGATTCAAAAAGAGATTTGCGTTTCCTGTGTGGAGAACTTAATCAAAACATAGAACAAATAAATTCGTTTGACTTCAATCCTCCCTATGAAAGGATTGAACCATTTGTCGCAGATGATTTCCAATACTCCGCAAAGTTGAAGACAGGACTGTGTGAGTATGGCAATGAGATGTCGAAACCCGGGCTAAGGTTGAAGCACGAGGCCTGTAATCTTTTACACCGGTACTTCGAGGACCTCCAAGGCACTGCATGGAAGATTTCAGAATACTACAAGCAGGCAGACTACAAAACAAGGTATTCAATAAGACAACTGAACAATCTTTGTCATGAGATAGAGAACTGGGTTTTATCACACAGGAAAAGTGTCATAGATCCTGACTGGATGAGACCATCGCAGATAACCACTTTCCTTAAAGCACCCAGACACGACCTGCATGATGATGATTTTGATCTTTTCAAGAAGAACAGGTATGACAGAGAACTAGGTGGGGTGTACCTGCATTGGAGCCAGGTCGGCAAGACACTGTATGAAGTTTTCAGGGACGAACATGCACCAAAGATGACAGATGCACTTTGTTCAGAGATCAATCACCAGAAATACTACTCCGGCGAGTTCGACATAGACTGGGGTCAAACGATCACAGAAGACACACACGGATTCAAGAAAGAGGAAATGGACCTGTACAGGGCATGGTTGAAATCCAATGATTACGATTGGGAAGATCCCAGGCTGTCATTGGGTTATATCAAGATAGGTCAGGTGGATCTCGAAAGGACGTTCGGCATTAAAGTTCCTTATAAAAAAATATATGAGACGATGTGTCAAAATTTGAACATTTCTAGTATCAAGATTTTATCGGACACAACCGTTGGATGCGATTATCCTTATTCATTAGACAACGAGGGTTGGAAAAAAATGCAAATGGAATTTTTGAAATGAATCACGTAGTGTGCGTTAAGTGGGGCAACAAGTATGGTCCAATTTATGCCAATGTTCTGAAGAACATGGTCAAACGACACACCACGGTGCCGTACCAGTTCCATTGCCTCACAGATGACCCAAACGGATTAGACACAGACATCAACGTGATCAAGTTGCCCAGAGATCCATGGATCAAATCTTGGTGGAGCAAACTGTGGATGTTCGCACCCGAGGTGCCTCTTCAAGGCAACATTCTGTTCTTTGACCTTGACGTTGTCGTATTTGACAACATAGATCCACTCTTCTCACACAACGGCAAGTTCAACATAATCAGAGACTTCAACCGGTGCAGGGTCAAGGACTGGAAACTTTCAAACTCCAGTTGTATGCGTTGGCAGTCAGGTACCATGCATTACCTGTGGGACGAGTTCAAGGACAGGTCCGCACAGATCATGCAACAGAACCATGGCGACCAGGATTGGATCACGAAAAGGGCCAAGGACGACATCACCTGGTTCCCAGACGAATGGATAAGATCATACAAGTGGGAGATGATCGGACTCAAGGACACCAAGTTGTTGAACAAGGACGGCAAGAAATGGTTCAGGCAACCTGTCAAGATAGAACCTGGCAACAGGGTGGCCGTGTTCCATGGATCACCTAATCCAATGGAGTGTGGTGACCAATGGGTCATAGACAATTGGAAATGAGACACGGACAGAAAAAATTCTACGAAGCGGCAAGAATAAAAAGGATCAGTCCCGGGTTGGACGAAGTGCCGGAAGACTGCGGATACATGCAACGTTTCGAGTACAACATAGACATGAACAGCAACGGCATCATGGGTGACTGCATAGACTGGTGTCAAAGGAACTGTGAAGGCAAGTGGGGTTGGTGGTTCGAACCCGCGGGCGAGATAGAGAACCCCAATAATCATTGGGAGGACCAGAACGCATACATGAGTTTCGAGAAGAAACTGGATGCCACGAGATTCTGGATGTCAGTGGGAATACAGAACAGTGGAAACAAGAGAGCATAATTAATAGTATGAAACCATTTGAAATAACAGACGCCGCAAAAGCACAGATAGAACGACTGCTGGAAAAAAATACTGGCAAGTACGCAGTCAGCCTGGCAGTGTTGGGCGGAGGTTGTGCGGGATTCAAGTACGACTGGGGATTCGCAGACACCAAGGAAAGTGTGGCACAGGGCGATCACATGGAAGATTGGGGCACTGGCAGGTTCGTAGTTGATGAGACTTCATTGCTTTATGTCATGGGTACGAAGATCGACTGGGTCGAGGAGACCTTTGGCTCACAGTTCGAGATATCAAATCCCAACAGTACCAGCGCCTGTGGTTGTGGAGAGTCGTTTGGCATATAATGGATACCGCTTTCATAATAGGCAACGGTGAATCAAGAAATATCTTCCCAATAGAAAATTTAAAAGACAAAGGAACGGTGTATGGTTGTAATGCCATATACAGGGATCATCCCAAACTTTGTGATCACATAGTGGGTGTCAGTCCTGAAATGTTTGAAGAACTATCACAATGGCACAACGACGGCAAAGAGTCTCCGCACATACACGGCATAGATGACATCAGCAAGTGGAACTACATCTGTGACGGTGACAGGGAAACAGACGTGCCTGATGGACTGAAGATATACAGGGTCTGGCGTGGTGGTAACATCAAGAAGGGCGGAAAGATCAAGACCAAAGACTTCTCCACGGCCAGAGGCTCTGGTTGCAGTGCTGTACTGATGGCGGCGGAATCAGGGATCAAGAACATCATTATTATGGCCTTTGACATAATGGGTGCCCAGCAGTGGGAGATGGACACGCCCAGCAGGATACAGAACAACATATACAAGGATTCCAAAAACTATCCAGGACGTGAAAGCATGAAAGCATATCTCAAATATGAATGGATGTATCAACTGCGTCAGATTTTCCGTAAATTCCCCGGAACTAATTTCTATTTCATCAACCGTAAGGAATACCTGGAAGGCAATCCGTTCCTGCGTTGGTACTTCGACCAACCCAACATCAAGTGTGGCATCTACGCAGATTTACAGAGATGGATCACTGGATCACGTGACGACATCCGGTGGAAACAGTTATAGGGTCTTGGTACTGCTGGCGTCCAACTGATAGACCCGACGCATCTTGACACCCACGCTCTGTGCGAACTTCTTGGAATCACAGTTATTACACACGTGTTTGTAGTCGTTTGAAGCACGATCTGGATCCACCTTGCTCTTGGGCCTCATGAACGTCTCTGAACAGGCATCGCACTTGAACACATAGATCAGTTTCTTCCTGTGGTAGTTGTGCATGGTACCCAGTTTGCTCTCCCTCTTGTACAACTTCATCGTCTTCAGGGTTTCTATGAACATATTACTATTTAATAAATACGAATAACACATTATGGCAAGATTAACGATAGACACAGGAACAGCGGGAAATCCAGCAACGGGCGATACTTTACGTACCGCCATGACCAAGGTCAACAGCAATTTCGCTGAGTTGGCCGGTGAACTACAGATGTCGGGCAACACCCTTTTGAGTGCTGACACAAACGGAAACATTATACTGGATCCAAACGGCACAGGACAGGTACAGATAGAAGCAGACAGGCTTGTGATCAAGACCACGAAAACCGCCACCGCGGTGGGAAACACAGGTGATGTGGCTGGTTCGATCAGTTGGGACGCAACAAATTTATATGTATGCACTGCGAACTATGATGGTTCAACAGTGATATGGAAAAAGATCACACTAGCGAGCATATAACATGGCCCAGGAAGTAATCAACATCGGTGCAATAGCAGATGATGGCACGGGCGATACCATCAGGGGAGCCGGCATCAAGATCAACAACAACTTCGATGAACTTTTCCTACGTCCTTCTGTTGCGTCAGACATAGACGTAATCCAGAACAACATCAGCACAACGGCGTCCAACGCCGACATAGTGATCAAACCATCGGGCACAGGAAATGTGGTTTTCCCTGGGATAACCATAGAAGACAACAACATCAAGTCCACAAGGACAAATGATGATCTTAAATTCGTCCCTAGTGGGTCTGGGTCAGTGGTAATAGACGGAGTAGGATTTTCCGGTACATCAATAGTTGGCACGGATTCTAGTATTATAAACATAAATGACAATCTTGTGGTAGATGGCACATTGAATGCCGACACTCCCACTTTCTCATCTCCGGTGACTGTGAATTCCACACTTGATGTCACAAGCACAACAACACTATCTACATTGACAGTGTCGGGTGCAAGTTCTTTTGTTGGCACGACCACTATCGACAATCTCACTTTCAATGACAACATAATCAGCACTAGTTCAAACGCAGACTTAAACCTAACACCAGGTGGCACGGGTGTGGTCAATGTGTCTAACTTGACAATAGATTCAAGTATAAATTTAACAGACAACGTGATCAAGGTCACGAAGTCCAATGATGATTTCATGTTGTCAGCAAACGGCACAGGTTCAGTTCAAGTGTCTAAAATAGACTTGAACGCGGGCACAGTGGACAACACAGTGATAGGTGGCACAACACCAGCGGCGGGAACTTTTACATCGATATCAATTACAGATCCTTCGGTCACTGCGGATGGTGTCACGATCACGGATAACACTGTCACTGCAAACAGATCAAATGATAATCTCGAACTGGAGGCCAATGGTTCTGGATATGTAAAAATAAATGGAATAAACTTACCAAATGCAGACGGACAGACGGGACAGGTGCTTAAGACCGACGGAAATAACCAACTTTCTTGGTTCACTTCGCCTGTATTGTTAGGTGTGTCAGACATACAAGACAATTCAACAACGATATCTTTTTCATCATTGACAGAAATAGATCATGTCACAGCAACAGGAACACACGACAGGATAGAATCAGGTACCGTTGTGCAAGACAGTTGGGCAACATCAAAGTATGACAGTGCATGGTATCTTGCAATTAACAGAGATGATGCCAGTAATGAATTAGAGGTAACAAAACACTCCGTGGTACATAACAACTCTGATGCTTTCATAACAACATCTATAGATGCCAAGACAGGAACAAACAATCATGTCATAACAACCGCTGACATCAACAGTGGTATTGTAAGATTGCTTGGCACAGGGAGTTCACCCGAGAACTCAGTTGCATTTTACAGGATAGGACTCGGAGATGATGACTCAACAGGATACGCAGGTGAAGACGAAGCGGCAGTAGTGATCAACACAGACGTGGACAGTGCTAGCGAAGTCATAGATTCATGGGCACACGGGTCATTCAGGGGAGCCAAGTATTACATATCTGTGAACAACGCATCTAAGACAGAATTGATGAACTGTGAAGTGAGTGTGGTGCACAATGGCACAGATGCTTTTGTTTCAACATACAATATAGTGAACACAGGAAACAACGACCTAATTAATTTGACAGCCGCAATAAATGGTGCGAATGTTGAGTTGAAAGCGGCAGGACTAGAACCAAACTTACGAGTACACGCATACAGAATTAGATTGGCGGACAACGAAGCAGATAGAAGTTCAACAAACATCAACGTGATTGGGAACGTGACTGTTTCAAGTGCAACTACAACATTGGACACCTTCGACACAGGAACATACCAAGCGGCACACTACGTTATTGTGTCACACAACGCTTCTGAAGGTCACTCGGCAATCTGTGAAGCGGCTGTTGTGAGCGATGGCACGAACGCATTCGTGACACAGTATGGACTTACATCAACAAAAGGCACAGATCAGATTCTATTGACTGTTGGACATGCAGGTTCTACCACAACACTTTCAGCAACATCTACTTCGGGTGGTTCTACCACGGTGAACGCATATAGAGTTAACTTGACCAGAGGTGCAGGTACATCTACAGCAGTAGCCACTCTAGATTCTGTTTCTGCAACAACATACAGAGTCGCCAAATACAACGTACAGGTAGTGGATGCCATCGGCGGAAACTATGAGCTTTTCGAAGCGAATGTTGTTCATGACGGATCCACTGCATATGCGAGCACGTTCGGTAACGTAGGAACATCTACAGGACTAATAACAGTGACAGCAGATATAGATAGTGGAAATCTAAGAATCAGGGGCACAATAAATAACACTAATGACCACGTGGTCAAAGTAATTAGAAGGGTAATAGAAGCATAACAATGGCTCAGCAGACACTAAACATAGGATCTAATGCAAACGATGGAACAGGTGACACTTTACGTGTCGCTATGGACAAGGTCAATGACAATTTTAATGAACTTTATGCATCACCATTGTTCTCTGGTAATCTTTTATTCTCAGGCAACGAGATCAGTGCAACAAGATCAAACGACGATATTGTTTTCAAACCCGCAGGTACAGGATCAGTTTCATTTCCTGCCATAAGGATTAACGATAATAACATAGAAGGCACAAGATCAAATGACGACATCAACTTGTTGCCCAACGGAACAGGCTCTGTTGTTTTTGGAGCAATCAAGATAGCAGGAACATCATTGCGTTCGGATGATTCTTCAATCATCAACATAAATGACGGACTGGTGGTCGACGGGACAATAAATGTCTCAGGTGACGCAACACTTTCAGGTGCAACAAATCTTGGATCTACTCTGGCGGTGCCTTCAGGATTGACAACTCTTTCAACATTGAATGTTACAAGCACAACAAGTTTGGTAGGGACAACCACAATTGACAATTTGACCTTCAATGACAACACAATCGGATCTAGTTCAAATGCCAATATAAACCTTACTCCAGGAGGAACGGGATCTGTTGTGATCAATAATTTAACTGTTGACTCCAACATAAACATCACAGACAATGAAATAAAAACCACACAATCAAACTCAGACCTTGTCATCGAACCAGCAGGTACAGGACAGGTGGTTATTGCCAAAGCAGACATCAATGGCGGTGCAATAGACAACACGGTAATTGGTGGTGCGACACCGTTAGCGGGCTCATTCACAACATTGAGCACAACGGCCTCGTTGACTATAGACGGAGTAACACTGGCAGACAACACAATATCAACAAATGCATCAAATGCCAACCTAGAACTATCAGGCAACGGTACAGGCACAGTAAGAATCAGTGGTTTCAACTTCCCAACATCAGACGGAAGTACAGGACAATTTTTAAAGACAGACGGTGCAGGTAACCTTGCTTTTGCAACTGCAAGTGCCACACTTTCACACTCTGATATAGCGGATGCCACTACCACGGTTGCCAGTTCTACAACATCAGTGCTGAATACATTTGATAAAACTGTATACAGAAGTGCAAAATATTTTATATCTGCCACTGATGCGACAAACAGTAGATATGAATTGGTAGAAGCCAATGTGATCCACGATGGCTCAACAGCATACATTTCAACATTTGGTTCAGTGAGTGATCATGGCACAGGTCTGGCGGAATTCTCTGTTGGAATAAGTGGTGACGATGTGCAGGTAAAAGTCACAAACATCACTGATGATAGCACTGTGTTCAAATTCCAACGTATAGTAATAGACATCTAATAATTACATTAGGTTTATAGAATTACAGATAAATACCCATAACAAAAAGGATTAATATAAAGTATGGCTAGACAGAACATCAACATAGGATCAAGTGCAAACGACGGCACGGGTGATCCGTTAAGAACAGCATTTGACAAGATCAACGACAACTTCGTGGAACTTTACGGTACGGACAACGACATCAACACATTAGATGCAAATTTAAACGTAAACACTTTCGCAATAACAACAGGTGTCACGAACGGTGATATAACTGTCACACCAAACGGCACAGGAAGCATCAAACTGGGTGCATTGAAATTCAATGGCACGACCTTGAGTTCCGATGACTCTACTCAGATTACCATAGCGGAAAATATTCAAACCACAGGAACACTCAACGTCCCAGGTGCAACCACCCTTGGTAGCACATTGTCAGTTGGAACATCATTGGCACTGGCGACAGGAGCAACTGTCACAGGTATTTTAGACGAAGACAACATGACAACAGACAGTGCCACGCAACTTGCAACACAACAGTCAATCAAGGCTTATGTTGATTCACAGGTTACAGCACAAGATTTAGACTTTACAGCGGATGACTCTACTACAAATTCCATTGATCTAGATTCAGAAGTGATGCAGTTTTCAGGCGGGACAGGAATCACAACATCAGCAGTGAACAACACAGTGACCACAGCAATAGATAGCACCGTAGTCACACTAACTGGTTCACAAACACTTACAAATAAAGTTTTAACCAACCCAACGATAAACGCGGCAACCATGACCGGTGCTGTTGCAATTGATGGTGTCACAATAACGGACAACACAATCAAAGCCAACGCCTCAAACGCAGATCTAGAACTAGATGGAAGTGGCACAGGACAAACCAAAATATTAGCAAACGCAACAGTGGCAGGAACGTTGAACACGGCAGACATAACAACCACTGGAAACCAGACAATCTCTGGATCACTGACAACAGGCACTCTCAACGTTGGTGACTTGAACATATCAGCAGACGGAACGATCTCAACGGACACAAACGGTGATATCAACATTGATCCTGCAGGAACAGGAGCGATCGTGTTGACTGGTCCTATCACTGCAACTGGTACACAGACGACAACAGGACAACTGAACGTTGACAACTTGAGATTAGACGGCAACACAATTTCTGCAACATCGGGTGGTATAACGCTCTCCCCGGCGGCGGGACAGAATGTTTCGGCAGGAGGGATACTTACTGCCGCGGAGGCCAGTTTCACATTGATGGAAGCCACAACTGTGAGGGCAGACGCATTACAAAATGATACGTCAGATGGTGACCTGTCAATAAGCACACAGGGTACTGGAGTTATAGATCTTAACACGGCAACACAGTCAACCGTGGGATCGGCGGGAGGTGCATCAGCACTGCCAGGAACGCCAACAGGCTACATCAAGATCAAGATCGCCGGAACAATGAGAGTTATTCCGTTCTACGACGAATCTTAATAGATCATAAAACATCCTTAGCAGGGGAATATGAGGAAACACAGGAACGACCGTAACAGGCACAAGTCTACACATTCCGAGATCAAACGCTTGGAGGAGTCCATACGACGTGAGCAGGACAAGATCACACGTGAGGGACTGCGACAGCAACTGGAACACTGGATTCGTACACAGAATAATAGCCGGTAATCGCCAATAAATACCCGTGTAAGGAGTAAAGTAATGGCAACACCAGTGTGGACAACCACGGCAGGTAAAATTGCAACCATAGACGAGCAAATCGCATACAGCCTACAATTAGAGGCCAACACCAGCGATTCAACGGCCATCACTTACTCCGTGATAGCAGGGAGCCTACCCGCAGGAATGCAGGTCACCACAGACGGGCTCTTGACAGGTACTCCGGCTGAGGTTGCCAAAAGAACTCTTTACACCTTCGTCGTGCGAGCCACGGCCGGTACCGCTGTCACAGACAGGACTTTCTCACTAGACGTTCAAGGTGCGGACGCACCCACATTCACAACAGCCTCAGGACAACTACGTTTGGATGATTCCACAAGTGTAGGACTGTATTGGGTCATAGATGGTTCAAGTGTATCATTCCAAGTGCAGGCCACAGATACAGACACAGCGGCGGGACAGAACCTGGTTTATGAAATCGTCAGAGGATCACTGCCACCGGGCGTGACCATGAGCAAATCTGGATTGATATCCGGCATCGTTGAACTAACGGAAGATCAGAAGTTTGGTGAACGTGGTGGGTTTGATGCCAACAATGAAGACTACGATGATGTTGTCTATGACAAAACCGTTACTACCAAAAGCATCAGCAAAAATTTTGATTTCATAGTCAGGGTATCAGATGGAACCAGTTTCGTAGAGCAGAACAACAGTATATTCGTCTACTCTGCGGATTATTGGAGAGTGTCCAATTCACAGATAACCATAGACATGACAGAGATCGATGGATCCCCATTGACAATGGATCTAAGTGGTAACAGGAGACCGGTGTTCAGGACAGGATCCGATCTAGGAACGTTTAGACATGACAATGCCTTGGTCATAAAAATTGATGTTGAGGACTTTGATCCTCTACAAGGTGATCTTGAATATTCAATACAGTCAGGCTCTTTGCCTGCTGGAGTATCCATAGACGTCAACTCAGGTGAACTGTATGGACAACTAGCAAGACAATCGGCAGTGGAAGTTGACTACACGTTCACGGTCAGGGCCAACAGGGTGGTATCAACAGGTGTCAACGTTTTTACTGACCAGAATTTCACTATGAAGGTGATTGGTGAACTAGACATAGGAATAGCATTTACCACACCTACCGTGATAGGCACATTGAAGGCAGACATACCAAGCCTTTTATACATAGAAGCCATTACCGATGAACCAGATCGTGTTCTGAGTTATACAGTCACAAGGGGATCATTGCCTCCGGGAATCACTCTATCGAATCAAGGAAATCTTGTGGGTACCATAGACCCAAGCGACTTCACTGATTCAACTAGGGCTTACACATTCACAGTCACGGTGAGTGACCAGTACCAGTCGGCGGCCACATCTAAGGAATTCACTGTGAACATAGACATACCATTCACACAAACGGAGTATGGTAACATGTCAGGACACGCCACATCATTCATTGACCAAAACATATTCTACAACATAGCACAGGATCCCAACATCAACTCTGTGGACAACATATTCAGACCAGAGGATGAAAATTTTGGTATGAGGCTCAAACCGGACATGTTGATGATGTCAGGATTGGAAGCACAGACATTGACAACATTCCAACAACAGATGGAGCAGAACCATGCTCCCAAGACTTTGTATTTCGGAGACCTGAAGACGGCTGTGGCCAAAGAAGGCACGACAACAAAGTATGAGGTCGTTTATCTTGAAATAAAAGACAACATGGTAAACAAAGATGGTGTTGCAGTCTCTAGTTCCATAAACATGAGAGATGTTGTGACCAAACCAATTTTGGGACCTAGGGCATCCAGCATGAACGCTACCGCAGATTATGTGGACTATGAAGTAACCACAGATGGAGGACTTGCCTTCAGCACGTCAGGTTCAAAGGTCAGATACGCCAACCAACTGAGTGCGGATCTTGGAGTTATAGAAACACTATATCCTAATGCTGTGGCCAACATGAGGTCCAGGATGAAGAGCCTGGGACACAAGGAATGGGATTACCTACCGCTTTGGATGAAGACCACACAGGCCGGTGACCTCGCACCACTGGGATACGTGATGGCAGTGCCTGTGTGTTATTGCAAACCGGGAACATCAGCACTGGTCAAGAAGAGGATTGAGGACAAGTCATTGAACTTCAAGAACATAGCATTCACCATAGACAGGTATGTGGTCAGCACCAGTAAAGTTGCGACAGATACATTCACAGCAGACGGGACCACAACCAGTTTCGTGGTTGATGAACTGATACACGAGGAAGATATACTTGTAAAAGAAGGAACAAGCACAGTGTTCGTGGGACAAGGCGTAACAGCAGACAACAACATCAAACCAACTTACCTGACAGCAGATGGGACTCTGAGATCGGCTGACCATGAGTTGGGTATCACGCTCACGCACGATACAACAACCAAGAAGACAACCATCACATTTACCAAAGAAGTGCCGTCGGCAGGCACAATAATAAAGGTGGAGAGAAGCAACGATAAATATCTTAAATTTAGAGACAAAGGAATACAATAATGGCTAGCAACATAGTACCAGGAAACATAGACGGAACATATCCCAAGGCAGGACAGGATAATAGTTCACAGGGTTTCAGGGACAACTTCAACGAGATAAAAAACAACTTCACGGAAGCAAAGACCGAGATCGAAAATCTCCAAACAAACAAGGCAAACCTAAATGCATCTAGTGACTTCACCAACAACGAAGTTACACGAGCCAAATTTAAAAATAACTCAGAAACAATATATGCACACGGTTCTGTTTCTAGCGGATCAGTGACATTAAATCACGGAAATGGCCATTACCAAACACTTACCATCACAGCAGACACCACATTTACATTGACAAATTTTCCAACAGGAGCGTTGGGTAGGATCATCCTAGATTTGACAGTGGCTCCATCGGCATCAACATTGACATTCCCAAGTGCCATAATCAAAGCGGACAATGTAACCGGCAGTGACGGTACTTCAGATCAGATCTCAGTAGGGATTGGGAGAGTGCTGTATGAATTAATGTCGCCAGACGGTGGCACAACAGTATTGATGCACCAGTTGGGCAAACAGTACGCTTAATAATTAAGGAGTCTTATGTACTTCCATCCATTACAAGAAGAGATAGGCAACATGTCCGAAGAGGACATCTCCAAAAGAATAAAAGAACTAAACAGGAAAGTGGCCATAGCGAGGCGTGGACGTAATCCTGAACTGCTTTTCAATCTCCAACAGGCACTGCGAACATACCAAGACGCCATCAGACAGAGGCGTATAGAAGAGTGGCACAAGAACAACAAGAAATTGAGGAACGAACCAGACCTAGGCGACCTGGTCAACATCGACTAGTAAATAGTTTCGATGTCAAACACGTTTACTTGGAAGACAAAATTCAAAAGCATAATCATAGTGGACGGTGAACTGTTCGCCAACGAGTACAAACTGAACATATCACTGACACCACACACTGCCAGTCTCAAAGAGCAAACGGAATACTTCGAGAGATTGAAAAATCTCTTCGAACAGGTTTTCGCGAACACCATCACAACCTGGAGGGACGAACCGCTCTATCATACCTTGAAGAAAAGCACTACGAATAGATTCATTGAATTACCAAAGCCACCCTATGACCAGATCATGGCCGCGGTGTGTTTCTGCAAGGCCAACAGCATACTGGACAGCAAGATCGTGATCAATCACATAGAACTGAGCTCGTGGCAGGGAGATGGTATTACCTACACGGTTGACAAAGACAGCAAAGAGCTTATACTGTTAGATAGGCCCGATTGGTTCTCAGCGAAGTTCAGCAAATTTGATCCATGGTGGTTGAGGGCGGACACGGCAACATATGATCAAGAACTCGACAAAGGCATCTACACAGGACACTTCAGTTGGAACAATCATGAGATTCCTGTTGACAAGAAGCACGAGTACCATGCTAAAATATTTGAGTTCCAACCAAAGGTACTAGATGGCGGCAAAGACAAAGATAAATGACCACGGTGATGTGATATTCTCGGAAGAGGATGTGATCGAATTGCTGTACACCGATCCAGAATTTGACATTTCAAAACTTTACTTCAACGACATAGACAAGTATTCGGACAGCCTCAAGGAACTGGGCATAGACCTACCCGTGATCAACACGGCACCCGAGAGACCAACGCCTGAGATATTCGACAAAGAGAACTGCGACAACTGGCACATGCCTGACAAGTATTATCAAATTAATGTGCTACAATGGTTGTTGGACAAATGCCAGAATGATGAAGAGAAAATGAGGGTGCAGATGGAGTATGATCTGTTTGAGAAGAAAAGTTTTATCAAAGTTTTACAGTTCCTGATCTATTTCATAGACACACTGAGGGCCAACAATGTAGTTTGGGGAGTGGGCAGAGGATCCAGTGTGGCCAGTTTCTGTCTGTTCCTGATCGGGGTACACAAGATCAATCCCATGCTGTATGACCTAGACATAAAAGAATTCCTAAGATAATCATCATAGGTAAGTAAAAACACAATGAAGAAATGGTTTGAATTCCAACACAACTTTCACACTAAAAAAGTAAAAAAAACTACCAGTGCTGACAAAGTCATACTTTTCAACATACCTTCTGACAAGATCAATCACGTACACAACATGGTCATCTCCCTATTGCAAAAAGACCGTTTTGCAAAGGTAAAGTGGTTTGATAAGAAAGCAAGTACCAATAGATACAAGAATACCTACTACAGAAACATCGTGGACATAGATGAAGAAACGCTAGAGTCTTGGTTGAGCGACCCAGATTACGATCAACTGCGAGAATCCGCAGGCCGTGGTCTGTATTATGACTGCACAGACCAGGTCACCAGGAAGAAAACCATACAACAGATACGTGACTATTTTCCCATAGATTGGGACACCGCCGACATAAACTTCACTGTGCAACAGCCCGGGCAGGTATTTCCACTGCACTATGATGGATTCAAGTCCAATGTGTTTGCCGACAGTCCCGATCAAGAAGACGAAGTCAAACGATGGTTGATAATGCTGGAAGATCAGAAACTTGGACAGTGTTTTCAAATGGGAGATAATTTTTTGACATGGAAACAGGGTGATGTAATTGCTTGGAAAAACGTTGAGTTGCCGCATGGCAGTGCAAATTTTGGTTATTGGCCTAGGTTGACCCTGAGGGTCACTGGTAAGATTGTAAAAAAATAGTGTAAATTTTTAGATGATAAGTAATTATATAGGAGTTTAAAGATATGGTAGCAAGAGCACCCAGAAAAAGAATGTACAGAACCATGCAGGGACGTATGGTGGACATAGAGAAACTAAGAGCGGCCAACGAATCAGTGCAGGCGGTTGGCAATATGAATGTAAATGCTAGGGGAGATGTGTTGGGAGCAGGCGGACAGGTGATAACACCCAAGGCAGATGTTATCAAGAAGTACTACGAACAACCCAAGGGCATGGTCAGTGACACACCGACCAAGAACAAACCAATGCCAGCGCCAAAGGCAGAACCTGTAAAGACAGTGCAGAAGATGACCCCAGTGGCAAGTAAGCCAGCACCAAAGAAAACTGTAGCACCACAGCCCAAGAAGGTGGAGCCTAAGGTAGAGACGGTTACAAAACCAGTTGAAACATTCAAGCCAAAAACAGAGAGTACGGCCAAAAGCGGTATAGACGCGGCACTTGACGGATTAGAATAAATCTTATATAATAATCCTATAATGGGACAACTAGAAGACTTACAGGCAAAAGGTTTCGGATCACATGGTGGCAAGGAATACACCGTTGATTACGATATCACACCCCTCAAGAAGAGAGTACTAGTTTCAGACATGCACTTTGGCGAGACAAAGACCAAAGGCGGAATCATACTTAGAGATGACGACGGCTCAGAAGGCGGAATACATCCGAGATGGGGCAAGGTTTATGCCATCGGCGATCAACAGGAAGACGTCACAGTGGGACAATGGGTCATGGTGTCACATGGACGTTGGAGCAGAGGATTCAAGATCAAGAAAAAAGGCGTTGAACTAGAGGTAAGAATGATAGACGAGAATGACATCTTACTTGTATCGGATGACGAGCCGGAGTTCAACTCTAAACAAGCAGGGTACATCAACATGGGCGGTGCTAGTCAGATGACCAAACTGCCTGGCA